GCGCCGCCGAGCGCGGGATTGAGCAGCACGGCGAGTCCGGTGTTGATCGCCTGCGGCGAGTTGAACGGCCCATAGCCGCCACCGCGTGCCACGACGCCCTTGGCCTCGTTGGTTTCGGACAGGCGGTCGGACATATCCGGCGTCCATTCGCCGAACGCGATAGGCCGGGGGTCCGCCATCAGCCTTCCCAGCTCCCCATCAGCCCCACGGCGACCTTGGCCGACATCTTGCGCTTGAGGCTGATATAGGCGTTATCGGCCGCGCTCTGCGAGAGGCTCGCGCCATCGGGGTCTTTCAGCGGAAAGCGGAAAATCAGCACCTTGGCCTGTTCGCGGATGAGCATCTCGCCCTCGGTGAACCAGTCGTTGGTGTCGGCATCGGCCGTGGCGGGCGACGGGCCCAGACGGGCAAGAGCCGAGATGTTGATCTGGTAGACGGCATCCGGGACAGGAAACAGCCGCAGTTGGTTGCCGTAGATGGCGTAGCTGTCGGGGCGTCCGCAATATTGCGTCGGCAGCGACTGATATGTGTCGAACCACTGCTGAGTGCGCGGCGTGAGCGGGTATGGGGCGTTGTTGACGGTCGAGGTGATGCTGTCGATCTCCAGCACCATCTCGCCGGTCGGCACCGCAGCGCCCGCGCTGGTCAGCAGCGTCGGGGCGATGAAGTCGTAATATTCCTGGCTCGCGACCGTGTTGATGCGATAGCGGCGCTCGTTGAACGCGAAGCGCTCGCCCTCCCACAGCTTGATGGCGTCCTGAATCGCGGTGGTAATGCGCGATGTCATGTCCGAGCGCGTGATTTCGTCCGCGATCTTGGCGCGCATGATGGTGAGGTTGGTCATCGGGTCAGATGCGGCCCGTCACCAGCAGGATAACGACGACAATGATGAGGATCAGCGGCAGGCCCTGGCCGTAATAGCCGTAGCCGTAGCCGGGTCCGAGGCTGCCGATATTGGCGAAGCCACCGAACAGGAAGATGACGAGGATGATGAGGAGAATGGTGCCGAGCGACATCGGGCGTCCTTTCGCGGGAAAGAGGAAGGGCGGGCCGAAGCCCGCCCCCAGCCGTTACGGCGTTTCGTCGGGAAGCGTGTACTCGATTTCGATGTCGGCGGTGCCGGCAGTCGGCGTGCCTGAGACGACCGCCACCAACTCGGTGTCAACGTCCAGACAGAGCGCTGCTGATGCAATCAGCGTCGAGACGTTTCTGCCGATGGTCGTGAGCTGCGTTGCGAGCGCAGCAACCATGTTCGCAGGTGATGCCCGCGTGCCGAGCGTTCCGGCAGGCGTGCCGCCGGAAAACACCACACGGACGGCGCTGCCGATACGCAGGATGTTCGCGCCGGCAGGGAAGAAGCCGAGCGAAAATGTCCCGTTGCCGCTCGTGCCAAGAAGCCGCGTCCGCGAGAACACGACCTGTTGCCCGACAGGCTTACGGGCTGTTGAACCCTGTCCCATTGAAGCCTCCTCAGCATTCTAGAGTGAGTGTGCATTGACGAGGCCGAACAACCAGATTGACTGTTCGGTCAGCGGTTTGAGTACTTGTGGACTTGAGTTTTAGCCAAGTCAGGTTCTGCCATTCGACTGTTTGGTCGAACAGCATCCACCTTTCTACTCCACTAGCCGGAACCGCCACGAGGACGCTGCTTCCAGCTACGTTGAGCAATGGGTGCCAGGTCACTCCATCAATAGATGTTTCGAAGTTGACACTAGTCCCATCAAAGGCGGTTGGGCCGATGAGCCCAACCGCGCGCACTGAGGACAGATCCGCAGCATCAGATAAGGACTGACCATTGGCGATCGTCAGCGAAATTGTGTCCAATTCCATTAATCAGCTCCCTTAGTGCGGCGCTGCGGCGCTGGACATCACAACGGTACCGAAGTCCTGAGAGTTGAACCGGGCCTTCTTCAGCCCCGCGATACAGCCCGCCTTGACGCCGAGCTTGTTGCCGTAGTCGAACAACTGCTCAAACCAGCTGTAAGAGGTCTCATCGTGCCCCTGGCCGAAGCCGCAGAGCAGCGATTGCGCGCCGCACAGAACCGCGCGACGGACACCGGCAACGGTGGTGCCGAGGGTCGAATTGACGCCCTCCGGCACGTGGACGGATTCATGCAGGATGCATCCGTTGTAGATGCCGAGCGCGCCCGTAAAGATCGGGTTGTCGGCGAGCTTGCCGCCCTGCATTTCGGACGAGTGGATACCGAACCAGGTAACGGTCGAGGCCGAGCCGCTGGTCCGCAGGTCAGTGACTTGGTAGGGGTGCAGAAAGACGACAAAATAGTCCTTGCCGTCCACTTTCACCGGCCGAATCGGCACGACGCCGGTCAGCGAGCCGACCTTGGCCCGCTCCACCGCCTTGTCGATCATGAGAAGGCTAAATGCAGCCGCAGCGTATTCAGCGCCGGGGGTCGCGCCAGCGGCAATGCCTTCATCAGTGGTATATGCCGTTCCCGCAACGTTCGACGGAAATACCTGCCGCGACGGTGCGACGATGGTGTTATGCCCATTGAACTCCGGCCCGGTCGAGTCCGTGTCAAAGTCGCCCGTGCTGACGGCGTTGCCTGGGGTGAAGCCCGCCAGATGGTAAAAGCCCCAGATATCCCAGCGCGATGCCCACCAGTCGGACAGGCCCATCATGGCCTCCGAACGGATGTTGAACGGGATGCGCTGCTCGGTCATCTTGCCCTCGGAGCGCACCGCGTGCCGAAGCTGGTTGATGATCAGATCGTCGGTGAAGGTGGTGAGCGACTCTTCGTTGCCCTCCTGAGTGCCGTCGCCGATGATGCCGCGCCCCGTGAGCTGCATACGCAAGGTGATGCGGATACGGTCGCCGGGGCCTTTGTTCGTCTCGTTTCTGACTTGGATGAGGCTGTCCGAGCCCTCGCCCATGAAATTCTTAAGGTAGGTTTTCTTAAGCGCTTCACGAGCCAGCTTTGCGGACCACAGCTTCACCGCCTCATTGGCATTTACGCCATAGGCTGTGTCGGCCATTGGTATGGTTCCTAAAGATGGTTGTTGGGATGGTTCTCGTTTGCGCCTGATTTCGCCTCAGGGCGGGCAGTGCAGGGGATTACGGCCCCCAGCCGGCCAGTGCGCCTGTTAATGCCGGGCGCGAGGCAGATGCGGTTTTCGCCCCGCATCAGGGCAGAAAGGCAAGCGTATTCCTGATTCGTTCTAGCCCAGCTTTCCAGCCTTGTCTGGTGCCTTCATGCAATCGGGCAGCGGCGTCATCGTCTGCAATGGGGCGGTGTCCACGCCCATGCCTTTCAAAGTGTCGCCGCAAGCCTCCAAGAGGCACTCGCGGACTAGCTCCTTCATCCGCCAGTTGGTCTGCTCTCGCGGAGTGAAATTCGTTTCGGCCATCGGCTAGCCCAGCTTTCCAGCCTTGGCCATCTTGTCCCATTGCCGGTCGAACTCTTCCGGGTCCTCAGCATAGAGGTCGGCGAGGTCCGATGCGTTCAGCGGGTTGTCCGGCCCGCCGCCACCGCCTGAAATGCTCTTGGACGCTTTGACGCCCTTGCGCATCGCCTCGATGGTGGCATTGGCGCGCTCGACCTTGTCGGCAGAGCCGCCGCCGCCTGTGCCGGGCTTGTATCCGCGCCCCTTGGCCAGCCCGTAATAGGCCTCGGCCGGGTTCATGCCGGCCATCAGCGCGTTGCGCGCGACCGTCTGGGCGTCGTTGATGAACACCGCGTTCCGAAGCTGCTCGATGGACTGAAAGCCCTGCTGGCGCGCATAACCCTGCATCTGCGGCGTGTCGGGGAACAGAATGGCCAGCTCGGCGCGGCGGCCCTTCTCCAGGAACTCGGCGGCCTGGTGATAGTCCGGCGTCTTGGCGGCGAACTGCGCCTCGTGCTCGCTCACGACGCCCATGAACTGCTGATATTCCTGGCGCGACCGGGCTTCCTCGCGGGTTTCCGTCGAGGTTTTCGTCAGCTCGGCAAGCTGGGCTTCGAGCGCTGCGGTCTTGGCCTGGAAATAGGCAACCGGGTCTTCGTTCGGGTCGATCTCGACCGCCGGAGCGGGCTTCTCCTCGGCGGGGGCGGCGCGCTTGCTGCGCATCTCCTCGACCATCTGCGAGAAGGCCTTGAGCTGGTCCCGTGCGGCCTGCTCGCGCTCGCGGGTTTCCTTCAGCGCGCCTGCGGTCTGCCGGTGACGGCGCTCCAGCTCCTCATAGGGGATCGGCGCGGGCTTCTCGGCGGTCTCGGTCTCGGGCGCGGCCTTGTCGCCGCCGGTTTCGCCGCCGCCGTCCGCGTCGTCTGCGGAGATGTCTGCCCCTACCTCGGCCTCAAGGTCGGCCCATTGCTTGTCTTCGCCGGTCGGGGCGGGTGTCGGTGTGCCGTCACTCATGCTGTTGCCTCATGTTCGATGGTCTTGTTGTCTTCCGTCAGCCCCTGCCATTCCATGCACCAGATGTGTTCACTGGTGGGCGGAAAGAAGCCGTTGATGACGGGCTGGGCGTGACCGCCGTTCTTCATGCCGATGACAGGCACCGGAGGCGGCTGCGAGATGCCGATCATCACCGGCACGGGCGGGCGGGCGCGGCATTCTCCGGTCTTGGCGCCGGCAAAGCTGCGGAAGAACGCGGCGCAGGTCTTGCAACTGGGATATCCGTTCATGCGGACACCTTTACTGGTAGCTTGGGCTGGTTCTCACCATTGCCAATGACCTCAAACTCAGCGTCGATAGCCTCGGCTTGCTGCTGGGCGCGGCGCTCCAGATCCCGCTGCGCCTCCGGATCATTCATCGGCTGCGTATAGCCACGGGTCGTATTACTGCTGAACGTTGCCATAAAACTCCTCAAAGCATCAACATGGCGGCGAGCGCCTCATCATCGTCTTCTTCGATCTCGCGCCGCCGCATGGCCGCTGTTCGCATTGGCCTCAGCTTGGGCGGGATCACGGCAATCTGCCGCTGCACCACGATAGTCTTGGGCATCGGCAAAGGCATGCCCGCAATGATCTGGCGGGCCAGCGTATAACGCCGATCCACCAACATGGTAAACGCGGGCGGATCGGGCTCGGGCGGCTTCTCCGGGTTCCACGAGCGCCGGATATATTGGTTTCGACGCCGGACAACCTCGACACCGCTGCTGAGATTGGGACCAGCGGCGGGCGCGTCGTCCGGCGTCTCCTCCGCCCCCACGGAGGCAGTCTCTGTGTCGCCAGGCTGCTCCTCATGCGTGATGACCTGATATTCCAGGTCATCCGCCGGGGCGGCCGGCGCATCGTCCAAGGCCCCTGCCTCGAACCAGAGGTCAGGCTCGACCTCGGTGAGCAGCTCCAGCTCGGGATATTCCAGGTCGATGGCCGCGAGGTCATCGGCCAGGGCATCGGCCAGCGAAACATCGGCCGCGTCGTCCAGCGCGTCGAGGCCCGGATCGGCGTCGGTGTCGAGCTGGTCGGGCGTTGCGGCGACGGCCACATCGATGGGCTGCGCTTCGTCGCCCGTAGCGGCGTCTACAGCCCCGTCATCGTCCGCCGCGCCGAAGTCATCTGCGGCTGCGTCTTCGGCCGCCAGCGCTTCGGATTGGCTGTCGGCGCCCTCATCCAGCGCAGTGTCAGCGCTTGCGTCGGGGTCCGGCTGGTCCGCGACGGCGGCGACTGCGTCAATCGCCTGCGTGTCTTCGCCGAAAGCGTCGTCTGCGACCGCGTCGTCCGCATCGGCGAACGGCACCAGCAACTCGGCATCGTCAAGCGGCGTAACCGGCGTCTCGAAGCTGATCTTGCTGCGGAACCGCCTGAAGCCGCCCTTATTCGGCCCCCGCCCGCTCGGCGAGCGGGATACCATTAGGTCGCCTCGGAGCCGAAGACGCTAATGCCCGTGCCGAGAGAAAGCGTGCCGCCGCCGGAACCGGCGTCGAGCGTGACTTGGTTGATCGCGGCCGCGTTGATCCAGATGCCAGAGCCGATAATGCGGTTTGGCGCGGTCGCGGCTACCAGCGATCCGGCGACACCATCCCAGAACAACGATTTCTCGATGGTGACTGAGTTGATCAGCGTCATCTCGATCAGCGCTTGCGAGCCGCCGAGCGCCGTCGCCAGATCGAGCCCGCTTGCGCCGGTTGCGGCGGTCGCCGCAGCGAGATTTTCAGACACCTTGTAGGCGTAATTCGCGCCGCTATCGCCGTTGAAGCGCAGCCGGGCAACGGACGAAGCGGAATACCCTGCGATGCGGAGATAAATCTTCAGCAACAGCGCCGGGTCGAAGCCCTGCGTGGTCATCGACGCGGCAGCGCCGCTTGCGACGTTATCTACGTGGGCGAGTAGCTTCCATTGGGAGTAACCGGACATCAGTTCAGGCTCTCCGCGCGGAATTGGTGCATCGTAATAGAGTTCGCCGCGTTCGCGATTGACCAGGTGGCGACTATGTCCATGACCTGTGACGCTGTGCTGTCAAAGCCCGTGCCAACAGCAGGCGCGGCATTGGGCAGCATGTGCGAGCCAGCGCCCCCAGTTCCGGGAACTGGCGAGCCGATGACAGCCTCGGAAGTCCACACGCCTTGGTGCATGAAATTCGCCGAGGTGGAACTGCCGATGGCCCGGCACACCAGATTCCATTCCAGCACCCACGGCACGTTCGTCTTTGCAACGATGTTCAACGCCATGGCGCCACCATTGGCGATGACAACCGCACCGAACAGCAGTCCAAGCGTAAGCGTGCCCGGCGTCGTCACAACAGTCGATATCCGGCCCGCTGCTGTGATCTTCAGCATCTTGCCGACGGATAGGAAGTTTGGCGGAAACGAGAACTTCGATGCGCTTGCGCCAGCACCCGCCACGCCAAGCAGCGATAGCTGTGACGTTGAGTTCGAAATCGCACTACCGTCAACGAGCGACGTTACATGCGTTTCCTGCCAGGTCTGAATGGACACAGTTGTTTCCTACGGAGCTGGGAAGTATAATTTTACGTCTGCCACCGTCCAACCCTCCCTGTTAAACTCAGTCTTCCTCGACCACCACCGACAGACCGCACGCTTGCGGCGTCGTGCCGGACGGAATGCGGAACGAGATGCATTCGCCGTTGCGCGCCTCCAGCAACGAGCCCTTAGGCGCCACGAATGGCGGCGATGCGCCGAGCGAGTTCCAGCCGATCAGCACGCCGTTGGTGTCCGTCACCGGCTGCACCGACCATGTCGTTGCCGTGGTGAAGTTCGCCGCAGGCTGCTCGGAATGGTCCGCCTTGTTCGGCGTGATCGCGCCGCCCGGCGTGGTGCCGGCCGCCGAGCGCGCGACGAAGATGCGTTGGGGTGCCGAGGTTGCGCCCTCGCCGACAACCCGCGCTTCAACGACGCGGATGCGCCGCCCCGAGCCGGAAATCAGCGTGAGCGCATCGTTGGTGGCCGTGCCCGTAAACGGGTCGCGCGTGACGGTGTAGCGATTACCCATGGTCAGTTCTTTCCTTTCGTCGCCTTGCGCGCGCCGGTCAGCTTGCCGGAGCTATCGCGCATCAGCTCGGTCGGCGCCGCCGCGACTTCGGCCAGCGTCTTGATGGTGCTGATCAGGTCGGTGTCGATGCCGGCGCGCTTGGTGTCCTGCTCGCCCTTTTCCTTGGCCTGGCTCGCCCGCAATTCGCGGTCCTTGCGCTTGGCCTCGAACTCTTCGTTGCGGTCCTGCGAGGTCATCTGCAGTTTTTGCCGCTCAAGCTGCATTTTCTCCTGCTCGAGCTGCATCTGCTGCTGGCCCTTGGCCATGTCGATCTCGAGCTCGCGCTGCTTGATCTGCAGCCCGATCTGAGCCTTTTGAATCTCAAGCTGGGCCTTCTGCTCCTCGACCTGCAGCGCCTGTTGCTGCGCATCGGCGTCCATCTGCGCCTTCTGCTGGTCGATCATCAGCGACTGCTGCTGCCCTTGCGCATCGAGCTGCGCCTTCTGCTGCAGCATCTGCATTTCCATCTTGGCCTTCTCGACCTCAGGGTCGGGCGGCGGCGGCTGCTGCGCCTGCTCGGAGATGATGGCGTTGATCTTGCCGGACACGGCTGACGGCAGCGGCGAGTGCTCGATGATCACGCTCCACATTTCCGGCGGCACGTTCATCTTCGACAGCAGCGGCATCAGCCCCATCAGCATCTGCCACGTCGCCTCTTTCTGGTTCGGCGACATCGGCGCTTCATCCACGATCACGTCATAGGTCGCGGTGTCGGCCTGCTTAACCAGCGGGATATATTTTTCGGTGCTGTCCTTGCCCTTGATTTTGATGAGCCGGCCGTCGCTCATGTAGTTCTGGATGTAGAACAGCCGCAGCCGCCCCTTCATCTTGCGATAGCGGCGCAGGCTGTCGAAGAACACCGCGAGAATGGCGTATCCGGCCTTCTTGCGCTGCGCCTCCAGCACCCCGGGCTGATCGCGCTGCACCAGCCCCAGCATTTCCAGGTTGATGCCCGACGTCTGCGGCATGGAGTTGAAGACGAACTCCATCAGCCGGTCGATGCCTTGCGGATAGTTCTTGCTCTCGCGCTCCTGGATGGCCCCATTGGCCAGCGCGCCGCGCTTGACCTCCAGCGCCGCGTTGGGTTTCGCCCAGTCTTCCAGTGCCTTGCGCGGATTGGCGAAGCTATCGGTTTCATACATCAGCCCGCCCTTGGCCGATGTGTTGATGATGTGCATGATCTGCACGAAGAATTTGTTGCCCCACATCTGGGGATCGATCATCGAGCGGACGACGCCGAAGAAGGTGTTCTTGTTGCGGTCGCGCTTGCCGGTGACGCAATTGAGGGTGAATTTGTTCGCCTCGATCGGCCCCGTTTCCAGGATGACGTTGCCGCAGACGAACGCCTCATAGAACTTGTTCTGCTCGATCTTGACGGCCTTGGGCGGGCGCATCCCCTGGCTCATCATCATCTCGCCCAGCTCTTTCAGCTTGGCCTTGTCGGCGGTGATGACCTGGCCAGACAGCGGATCGGCAACCCGCCACACCGATTCCTTCTCGAACCACTGGAAATGCCTGATATAGACCAGCCGCTTGTCGTTATCGCCGTCCTTGGCGCGGGCTATGTCGTTGTCATAGTCCGAGCGCGGGCCGTTATAGCCGCTGTCCACTTGGTCGATGTTGCCGGCGCCGCCGTCTTCGTTGTTCGAGCTGGGGAGCTTCTTCTGCCACGCCTTGGGCAGGTCGGATTTCTCGCGCTTGCGCCCCCGGACGTGATACCGCCGATCGGCGAGGTTGCGCTTGCGGGCCTGCGGATCGCTCCACATCTCCAGCGCATCGACGCGGTCATCGACCAGCCGCCCCTCGGGGTCGTCGCTGTAATCCATGCGGGTTTCAGACCAGCCCATGCCGCAGACGAGGCTGTCGTAAAACAGGTCCGATTCCTCGTCCTCGGTGTCGGACAGCTCGCGCGCCCAGGTGTCGGCGGCGGTGATGATCTCATTGACCTGCACATCGCCCTCGGAGCGCGGCGAAAACCGCACTTCCTGGCGGTTGAGGATTTCGGCGCCCGAAACGGCATCGACCATGGGGCCAATGCGATTGAACGTCACCGGCTGGCGCATCTGATCGAGCAGCGCGGCCTTGTCATCGCTCGACCATTGATGGCCGGCGACGAAGTCGAAGCACAGCATGGCTTCTTCGCGCCAATCCGACCAGTGATTGCGGGCGAGCCGCTCCCAACGCTTGAGGCGCTTCAGCAGTCCGTCGTCATCCTTGGGGAGGCCTGGCCCGGCTTCGGCTGTGCCGTCGTCGTCTGCGTCGGAATCGTCAGCCATCAGGCCAGGACCGCGCGCATATAGGCCACGGCAAGGGCGCGCCACTTGCGGCGGGCCTCGCCCTCAGTCGTCTCGGCCAATTTGATGATGTCCAGGAGCGTCAGCCCCGGCATTATGCGGCCCATGCCGACCCCCGCACCTTCGGCTTCGCATAGCGGTCGATCGGCGGCGGCACATACTCCGGCGTGTAGCCGCAAGCGCCCGTCTGGAACGCATCGGCGCCGTGCGAGGCCCAGTCGTGCAGCGGTGCATCCTTGTAGGTGGCCAATTTCTCGTCCCATTGCTTGCGGTAGTTATCCAGGCACTTGATGCCCTCGGCGCAGTGCTCTTCATCGATCGAGCACATGCTCAGAAAATTGCGTGCGGCCTCGATGGCCTGCATCTTGTCGGGTACGCGCGGCACGATCTCAAAGTCGATGCCCAGTGCTCGCGCCACGTCCACCATGTCGCGGTCGCCCGGCAGTATCCAATGCGAGTTGTCGAGGTCGTGCGGGCCCAGATGGCGGCCGTAGCTGAACCCGCGCTTGGCCTTCTTCTCGGCGAGCGCCCTGGCGTAGAACTCGACGCCTTCGCCGGAGTGCTCGAAATAGTCGATGATGTGATGCAGGTTCCCATAGCTCTGGTGGAACCAGATCGCGGTCGAATCGCGCTTGCCGATGTCCCAGAACGTATTGACCGGCCGCGATGGATCATGCGGCACATGCCCGATGCGCTTCTGCTCCCGCAGCCGCGTCATCTGCGTCTTGAAATACGCCCCCTCGACCGAGGCCAGGAACGCCTCTTTCGACGTGGACGGATATTCCCGCCGCATGTCGTCCGGCCCGATGGCCTCGCGCTTGGCCACATACCAGGCCCGTTGCTCGGCATCGAGTTTGCGCCCGATCTCCACCTCGGTGGCCGCGAAATAGTCCGCCATCTCAGCCGAGATGACCACGTTGTCGGGCTCGATGCGGTAGCCGGGATGCTGCCACCAGGCGAAGAAATGCAGCCGGAAATCCATCTCCGTCAGCACCTTGCCGGACAACTGCTTTTTCTCGGCCGCCTGCACCATGTCGTAGAAGGCGCCGCCGTTCCCTTCGGCCGTGCTCTCCACGAAGATGAACTGGCCAGGGTGCACCGTTCCGAACGCGCCGGTCTTGATCTCGCGCGCCTTCTCCGGGAACTTGGCCGCGATCTTACCGAACTCCGACACATGGATAATCTGCTTGGTGCCGCCGCGATGCGACACGCTCGCCGTCACCTCGCTGCCGCTCTCCCAGGCCAAGCGCTCCGAGTTCTCCGTCTTCAGCGGGATCATCGACTTAACCTGATCGGGCAGCCGGTTATAGGCGAACAGCAGCTTGCGCAGCTTGGCGCTGGCGTCGTCCAGGGTAATGTCGATGATGCCGCAGCTGGTGCCGGGGTAGAATAGGGCCTGATCGAGCATGATGATCAGGATGTAGGTGGAAAAGCCCAACTGCCGGGCCTTGAGGATGACGTTCAGATACCAGAGATCGTTCCAGAGCAGGCGCTGCGCCTCATTACGCCGGAACGGAATGGCAATGCCCCTTGGATCTTCAATCCAATAGAGGTTATCAAGCCGCCACTCCCGGTTGCCCAGCGTCGGGCTCAGCTGCTCCAGCAGATGGCTTGACTGGAAGGTCCCGCGTGTTCCCATTGATGGCTTCGAGCAATCCGCTGAGTTTGTCGGTCACGTCATGGCGCGCATCCGACCAGCCGAAGCGGTTGTTCATCTGCAGCGCGTAGAGGCGGGCGTTAAAATTCTGGTTGCCGAGGTTCGAGCGGCCTTTCTTGAGCCACCAGGCGTGGCAAATCTGCCGGCAATAGTCGATCAGCTCGGCGAATTCGGGCTCTTCCTTGAGCCAGCGTTCCCAGGTGTCCTGGTTGAAGCTGCCGCCGCGCCAAGCGGCGATCATGGCGCGGGCTTCGACGTCGCATCCGCCCTCGGCGTAGAGGTTCACCATCTGCTCTTTCCACTTCGTCGGGAAGAGCGTGGCTGCGAGTTCGGCGAGGATGAGCTTTGCCATCAGGCGGCCGGCTTGGGCTCGCCCGGGCCGCCATCGGCAACGGTGTGCACGGCCTTCATCTGGGCCGCGCTCATGCCCGTGAACGGGAACATCTTCTCGGCGGCCGTGGTGCGGCGGAACGCGCCAAAGCCAAGAGGCTGCGGCCCATGCTTGCGGAAGGTGGCAGCCATATCAGCGAGCGGCGTGTCGCTGCGCACCACCTCGCCCTCGGTCAGCTCATGCGTGACATCGGCGGCGATCTTGTCGGCGGAGAAGGCTTGCGCGTGGGCGACAAGCCAGTCGAGCAGGTCGGACACGTTGGTGAAGCCGTGCTGGCGATACTGCAAGATCGAGCTGCCGCCGCCGTAGCTCACGACGAACGAGCCCTCCTCGGTAGGCCGAATGGTGATCTCGCGCTTGAACGCCTCGCCGCGATCCATCACTTTTTCTCCGACTTGGCCTTGGCGTCAGCGTCGGCAGCCTTGGCGCGGGCCGTCTCCTGGATCGGCGTGCGGATGCCGAGCGTGTCGCGGGGCGTGCGATAGTCGCCAGCGCCCGTGGTCTTGGGCGTGCCGTCAGCGTTGTGGGTGCGGGATTCGGCCGTCTCGCGATCAGTCGGCATCGTCTCCTTCGAGCCGAAGCCGTGCGCGTATGCCGGCACGCCGCCCAGAGCCCTCAGCCCGCCGATGTTGAAAACCGCACCTTCGGCACCGTCCGCGACAGCACCTTCCGTGAGGAAGGCCTGCAGCTCGTCGTTCTCGAACTGGAAGGTTTTTGTGGTGGTGCCGGGGCCGCCATAGCGGCGAACCGTGATCTCAAGCATGTCAGCACTTGTCCGCTTTCTTGGTGCCCATCGACTTGGGACCAGCCGCGACGGATACGCCACCCTTGCCGGCCGCAGGCTTGCTGCCCTTGGCGACGTTGGCGCCGGAGTTGTACGACTTGCCGACCGAGCCGGGCTTGTCGCTGTCCTGCGTGGACGAGGCGTAGCTGTGATGTTTGGGAAGCTTCTGCGTGGAGGTCATGCGTTCCTCTGCGAGCCGTTTATCGAGGCCGTGCGTCCGTGCCATGTGTGCACTTTGCTCCGGGCATAATTCGGGTGCACTCAGCATGGCCACGTTTTTCGGGCGTTTGTCAAGTGCTGTGCACACGGTGTGCACTCAACCTGTGCACTTTCGTCAGCTCGCGGGCGGCGCGCCGGATGCGGCCGATCATCTGCGGATAGAGCCGCCATTCGCCCGCCTGCATCATGTCGGCCAGCACCCTCAGCGAAGCGCGATGCGTATGCAACAGCGCTTGCTTCGCCGCAGCGTGCGCCTTCAGCGCGTCCATGTCGTCGTCCGCCAATGGCGTCGGCTGCCCCGAGCCCCGCGAACCGCCGTCGTAGTCCACGATGCGCGCACAGCCCTGCAGCAGCTCCTCGCAATCAAGCCAACGCTCGATCGCATCGGCCTCTGTGCAGTCCAGCGCGCGGTCGAGATCGGTCAGCCGCTCGTGCAAATACGCAGCCCGCTCCCACTCCGGCATCACGGCAGCCTGGGCGATCAGCTGCTGGCGCACGGCTCGGCAGGTGAAGGGCTTCATTTGCCGCTTGCGCCATACCGGATGTGACGCAGTTGCGATGTTGTCGAAATGCGCGGATTGCGCGTGTTTCATGACAGCTCCGCAGATCCGGCATCCGGGTCGGGCGTCCAGTCGGTGTAATCAACGCTGGTGTCGAGCGGAATGAGACCCATCATTCGGAACATGCTCTCGCAGTTTCGCGCATAGGCCCAAGCCATCCTCTTGCCGTGCTCATCATCGCCGAGTCCTTGGGTCATCATCTCGTTGTGAAAGCCGGTCACCGCCACGCGCAATGTCATGGCTTCGCCGATCGACAGCACATGTCCGTTGATGGTAACGGCTGGTTCGGGTGCCTCGCTCATTTCAGCAATCTCCGCGTGTGTTTCATGGGTGCCTATCCTGGACGGTTAGTGGCGTCGGCTTCAAAACTAAGCTCAAGGCGGCGCTGTGTTTCTTGCGACAGAGTTCGATGGTTCTCTTTCGCCGCTTGTAGCAGGGCGCGCTTCAATGCGCTTGCCACCCGCAGCCCAATTATCACTTGCCCCTCGCCCTCAACCGATTTCAATGGCCTGCCCATATCTTTCTTCCTTTCATTGCCAGCGGGACATTTCCCCAGACTCGGACATCGGGACATGTGCCATGGGGTGACCAAGAACTGCGGGACATATCTTACATCCCCCCCTCTTTAGAGGGGGGTGTAAATTGTCCCCCTTGTCCCCCTGGGGGACCACAGGGACTTGTCCCCAATTGTCCCGTTTGTCCCGTGTTGTCATAATCGCCAGATTAGTTGCACCAGCGCGCGGTCCTCGTAGCCATATCCGCCGCCGGCTTTCAGGGCATCAGCGCGAGCGCGTTGCCAGGCTTTTTTGCGTGCCGCGATCTTCTGTTTTTCGTCGCCCTTGTCGGTGGGGTAGCGGCGCTTGAATTCGGTCTCGACATCTTCGAGTTTGACGGCTTCGCATTGCGGGCCGTTGAGCCTGACGAAGTGCTTGATGGTGCCGCGTGCGGCGATCTCGTTGAAAGCCTCATCGATGGCGCGATTGCCACGTGTGGGCTTCTTTTCGGGCTTGATCGAGGGGCCATCGACGTGCTCGATGACGCATGATTGGACGGTCTTGTCCCCGACAGCGACATCGAACGGCAATAGCTTGCAGACGATCTCCTCGCCGTCCTCGCCATCCTTCATGAACTCGACCAGGGCCACGACATTGTCGGCGGCATCACGCTTGACCGCGATCTGGGCATCGGCACTGCCGAGCAGGGCGGTGTGGCCACGTGCACGGCCTTCAGCGAGCCCGCTGTGGTGGACGATGATCACGGCGCAGCCGAATGCCTCGCGGATGGCATCGCAGGCGGCGACATAGGCGGTCATGGCTTCGTCGCTGCTCTCGGAGCCGGTGAAGGATCGGTTGAGCGTGTCCAGCACGATGACGGCGGGCGGTGTGCCGTTGCATTTGGCCTTGATGGCGGCGATGAGGCGCGGGTGGTCCTTGACCAGCTCCAGCTTGACCGGCACGAGGTAGAACGGCGGCTCTTCGGCATCGTCGGACAGCTGGTGAAACTGGCGATAGGCCTCCTTGCGCTTGGCAAAGCCGCGCTGGCCCTCGAACAGGCAATAGATCACCTTGCCGGCTTGCGTTGCGCGCTCGCGGTACGGGATGCCGAGGGCGACACACATGAGGATATCGAACAGCCAGAAGGTTTTGCCGCATTTGGGCGGGCCATAGACGACAGTGAGGCCGCCAGCGGGCAATATTCCGGCAACCAAGTATTCGTCAGTATCGGTGATGGTGATCTGCGACCATGACAGCAATGCGATTGGGGGCGGTTTTTTATCCATCGACGCACACCGCTCTGATTTTGCTCAGGATGAGCGGGTCGAGGAAGCCGCTCCACCCCTGGTCATCGAGGGCGAGCAGGGCATCACGGGCGGAGATGGCGCCGGCCTTCAGCGCCTGGCCGATGAAGCCGATCTCAAGCTCGGCGGACTTGGCGCGCATGGATGCGCAGCGCAGCTCTGCCAGGACCAGCTCACGGATGACATTCTGGTCAGGCGGCATGGCATGGCCTTCAAAACGGGAGTGGGTCGTTGTGGAATTCTTGGCGAGCGTTGAAGCTGTCGGAGGCTTCGCCGGGCTGGGCGTCGGCCTTGGCTGCGCGCGGGCGCTTGGGCTTCTTCGCCCCGATCAGCGCCAGCGGCTGGATGAGGCTGGCAGAGACGGATATGCCTGACTTCGGCGTGCCGTCATGGGCTGTCCAATGCCGCAGCTTGAGCTTGCCCTCGACATAGATCTGGGCGCCTTGGGTGAGCGACGGAGCGAGTTCGGCCGTGGTGCTCGACCAGCTGGAGACGTTGATCCATTGCTCGTCCGGCTCCTCGCCGACGACGACGGAGAGCAGCATCCATTCGCGGCCGGCGGATGAGGTGCGGAGTTCGGCATCCTTACCCAGGCGGCCGGCAAAGGCGCATTCGATGCCTTTCATGGGTGGGCCTCCTTGAGATAGCGCATGCCGCCGGCAATGCCGTTGCGCGTGGTGCCGAGGATCGCGGCGCATTTGGCGAGGCTCTTGCGCGCATCCCGGAGTCGTTTCAATTCGGCGATGCGGTCGGGCGTCCAGACCGGGCGAACGCCTTTGTTCGAGGGCGGCGGGCAACTTGCAAAACGAGGCAGGCTTTGCTTTGCGCGCTGGCAATACACCGCCATGCGCGAGCGCCCCAGCTTCGCGGCTGTTTCGTCTGGCGTCATCCCCTGAATGATGCAGTCGCGCAGCGTCTCGATCAGCTCCGGCGTCCAACGCCGTGCTGAAACACCTTCGAGCGCTGCCTTTCGCCGCTTCCATTCGAGCTCATAGGCGCGCTTGCAATCATAGCAGCGGCCAGAATATTGCCTGCTGTCCTTGCGCCAGGGGAACTCGGCGACGGATTTTGTCTGCCTGCATCCGCTGCAACAGCGCGTATTGCGGGCATCGTGGACATTGTCGGGGAAGGCGTAGCGGATGACCATCACGCAGCCTCCGCCGATTGCTCACCCTCCGTGCCGGCGCCAAGCAGGCCGCGCCGCGCGGCGGTCGCCTCCACGAGCTGGCGATACGTGAAGCGGCGCCCGAAGCGCGTGTGCGCCATCTCCGTCAGCCGTGGCCAGTACCAGGGGGAGACGTAATCCCGCGCACGCCATTGACGTGCACGCCATCGGGGTACGCCCATGTCGTTGGCCATCTCTTGATCGGTTGGCCAGAGGGCGAATAGCTTTGCGAACGCTGAGGGTTGTGAGGTCATGTGCACACTCAGTGCACAGTGCACATTCCCCCGTCAATAGCAAAATTCCGCGAAGCGGTGTACATATAGTGCACCGCTAAACGGAGACCCGGCGACATGGATATTTCTCAGCTCAGCGCCTTGTTGAAGGACAAGACATGGACGGATGCCGAGCGGGAAGAGTTCGGGCGCCGCCTGACGGCTTCGCGGCTGGCCGCAAAAAGCGCCGGCGCCGAGGGCGATAGCGTGCCCAAATATCCGTTTGCGCCCGCCGTGATCGAGGACATCAATCAGCTCTACAAGATCCAGCGCCGGACGTATTACAGCCATGAATCCGGCAGCCGCTTTCCCAATAGCGGGCCGCTGATCCTGATCTATGCCTATCTGTTCGGTGTGCGGCCTGAATATTTGCTGCTGCGGGAAGACACCTATACCAGGACCGGCACCGATGCATTGTCTGTCGATCAGGTGCGGGAAGCGCTTGGCCTTGAGCCTCCGGGTGATGTTGATGAGCCGCCAAGAAGACGCATTAACCAAGCCATTGAAAGGCTTCCAGTTTATGCTTCCGGTGTTTCGGATACACTGTATATTCCAAGACTTACGGCGAGCGACATCAGAGATTTATTAACGGGACAGTTGAACCTTTCGTCATTCTCCGGCGACCGTTTCCCTGTACCCAGGCATGTTGCGGCTGGTCAGATGGCGTTTGCGTTTCAAATCCCCCAAGGCGACATATCCATGGTCGGCGCGGACAGTCCGCCATTCTTCCCAGGGGCTTACCTCGTGGTCGATCCCGAGCGCGAGACGGCGCCGGGCGAATATCTGCTGTGCTTGCCTGTCGGCGCCAAGAACCCGCTGCCGCGCCGCCTGCAGTCGCGTTTCCCCTATACCCCCGACGCCCCGCGCTTTCCCTTCAAGCTGGTCGCCGCGAGCCCCTACGCGGAACCCATCGAAGTGCACAGCGCCGACGATTGCGCCATCCTTGGCCGCATCATCTATGTCGGCCAGTCGCTGTAACCATCGCTGTGCATTTTTTCGTCTGCTGTGCACATTTTGTTTGACGGTGCTGTGCACTTTATGTACACCTGAGTGCGCGGGTTGCTTTCCGGCACCCGCAACTCCCCATCCGGGGCGTTTCCTCCCAAAACTTGGCCGGGCCGCTCCCCCGAGCGTGTCCGGCCCCTTTTAGGGCGCACAGATGTACATCACCGAAGCCGCCTTTGAGCCCAGGCCCGCCGGGTTTACTTTCTATCCCATCACCGACGCCACCGACATCGAGTCCGCCTGCGAGTTGCGCGTCACCTTCCAGCCGACCGCCTATTACCCCGCAGAGCGCGACACCGGCATGGGCGCCGACTTCGACGCCCGGATTGCCCGCATCGAAATCCGCGATGCCGCCGAATGCTACAACGACAAGGCGTGGCACATTCTGGAGCCGCGCGAGGCAGCCCTGGCCAAAACCTTCCTGGAGACGCATTGCGCGGCCGCCATGTGGGCCGAGGCCGAGATCGAGGCCGCCATCGCCTTCGGTCATCTCGACCGCTGGGATGCAGCCTGCACGTGGGTCGCGTGATGGACACCGCCCTCGACTATGGCCGTCCGCTGCTGGCGTGGAGCCAGCCGGACATTCAGCCTGCCGCCGATGATCTGACCCTGACCTTCGCCATCATCCGCAACGCGCTCGCCGTCATCCGCCAATGCCTCAGGATTGCCATCGGCATTCTGTGGCGCCGGTTCGCCGAGTGGGTTGACGCCAAGGTGCTGCGCTCGCTCGCGACCTCCTGGGTGCTGTGCGGCATCGGCTGGGGCGGGTTTATCGGCTTCGCTGTCCTGCAATATTTCACAAGGTAATTTCCGATGCCCATCACCGATTGGCCTGAGAACGCGGCGCTTCAGCGCCTCATCGCGGCAACTCTGACATTCAAGGATATCTATGGCCCGCAAGGATTACGCGGCTTCCTGCTGCAGGAACTCGCCCGCGAAACCATCCTTGGCGAACTTGCCCAGCGCAACAAGGTGCTCGCCGGGGCAGAAGCCCGCGTTGACGCGGAGCTTGCCGAACACCTCGACCTCGCCCTCAAGGCGCTGGAGTTCTACGCCGACGCCGACAATTACCTGCAACGCAAGGTGGCGCCATCAAAAGTCGCCATCGACCGGGGCAAGCGCGCCCGCGCTGCGTTTGAGGCGATAAGCGGCGAGGCTGAGACGGACGACGACGGGGAGGGCGAGTGATGGACAAGGAGTCACCGTTCGCCCTCACCGACCAGCACGCCGCCGCCCTGGAGCGCGCCATCCGCGCCGAAGGCTATGACATCACGGTCAACCCAGAGAGCGGGGATGTGAAGCTGGCGCGCCAGATTGTCGAGCGCGAATGGTTCGAGCGCCAGGAACAAGCACGCATCGATGAGCAGGAGTCCCAGCCATGACACAGGAAGCCAAGCGCATGGAGCTGGTGACCCTGCCCGTGCAGCCCGATCCGCTGCTGACGCTGATCGAGCGGGTTGCCTGCGATCCATCGGCCGATGTCGGCAAAATGCGCGCCCTGCTGGAGATGCACCAATCCCTGCAGGACCGGCAGGCGGTGAAGGCCTTCGGCGTGGCCATGGCCAAAGCGCAACAGGAGATGGAGCCGATCCGGGCCGAGGCTTCAAACAAGCAGACCCAAAGCAAATACGCCTCGTATCCAGCCTTGGATAGGGTGTTGCGGCCGATCTACACGCGCCACGGCTTCGCACTGTCGTTCAACACCACGCCGTGCGACCTGCCCGACAAACTCAACCTCGTCTGCGACGTGTTCCATACCGATGGGCACATCCGCCGGTATGATTTGCCGATGCCTATTGATGGCAAGGGCGCCAAGGGCAACGACGTGATGACCAAGACGCATGCCACCGGCTCGGGACTGAGCTACGGGCAGCGTTACCTCACCAAGATGATCTGGAACATCTCGGTTGCGAAGGACGACGACGGAAACGCGGCGGGCGGGCGCTATGAGCCGGCCACCTTCGCCGAGCAGACGGGCGAGCTGCTTTCTCCCGCGCAGCTCGCCCAGCTCAAGGCGATCGCCACCCAGGTTGGCGCCAACCTGCCGGCATTCTGCAAATGGGCAAACGTCGAGAGCCTGGACGACATCCTGGCCAGCAAATTCGAGCAGGCCAAGGCTGCGCTTGAGTCCAAGCGGCGGAAGGCGTCGGCATGATCCAGGTCTTTAATTGCGAACAGGGCGGCGACGAATGGCGCGCCGCCCGCGCCGGCATCCCCACCGCCTCGATGTTCCACACCGTGATGGCCAAGGGCGTTGCCGGCGGCGACAGCAAGACGCGGCGCGAATATATGCTCAAGCTCGCGGGCGAGCGGCTCACCGGCCAGCCGATGGGCACCTATACCAACGGTCACATGGAGCGCGGCCAGCTGATGGAGGAGGAGGCGCGGCGGTTCTATACGTTCCTCACCGACCTCGAACCGCAGCAGGTCGGCTTCATTCGCAACGGCTCCAAGGGCTGTTCGCCGGACTCGCTCATCGGCGATGACGGCATGCTGGAGATCAAGACGGCCATGCCGCACATCCTCATCAGCTACATTCTCAGCGGCTCGGATTTGCCCGGCCACAAGGCGCAGGTCCAGGGCGGGCTCTGGGTTGCCGAGCGCGAGTGGAACGACCTCATCGTCTACTGGCCGGGCCTGCCGCCGTTCCGGCACCGCACGGCCCGCGATGACGCCTATATCGCCAAGCTTTCCGACGCCGTCGATGCGTTCAACGAAGAGCTCGCCGAGGTCGTCGCAACCGTCCAGTCATTTGCGTCTTGCTCAAAGGAAGTAGCGGCATGAAGTTTGCGATCAAACATAGATTTTCTGACTCAGTCCTTTTCGAGGCTGAGATCGATGCAACCGACGACACCCCGCTCAGCGTCAAACTTGGCTTGGCGGTGAAGTGGGCTATCAGTGCCAAGGCCAACCTGCGCGGGGCCGACCTGAGCGGGGCCTACCTGATCGGGGCCGACCTGCGCGGGGCCGCCCTGAGCGGGGCCGCCCTGAGCGGGGCCTACCTGCGCGGGGCCGACCTGAGCGGGGCCTACCTGAGCGGGGCCGACCTGATCGGGGCCGACCTGCGCGGGGCCGCCCTGAGCGGGGCCTACCTGAGCGGGGCCAGAGGCTTAGCTGCCGAGCGGGTAACGGATTTGCTGATGCTGCTCGACCAGCCCGGCAAGATGCGAGCCTACAAACTCGTGAACCAGCGCAGCGAAGGGCACATCAATGGCGGCATCAGATACGTCATCGGCGAAAGTTGCTCAGTCGAGAACGCCAATACCGATGTCACCGAGCACTGCGGCGCTGGCATTAGCGTCGCGACGCTTCCCTGGGTCTTGCGCGAATGGCGGCCGGGCTACCGCATTCTGATCGTTGAATTCGAGGCGGCCGACATCGCGGCGATCCCCACCTGCACGGACGGCAAGTTCCGGCTGCATCGGTGCGATGTCGTCGCCGAGAAGGCGATCGATCCCGTGGCCCTCGGCTTGGTCGCGCCGCCGACCGAACAGACCCCAGCCACCACACCCACAGGAGATTGAATGTGAACAGTATGCGTATCGCCAAGGCGAAGATCAAAGACTGCCAGCTCCATGTCGAGCTGGAGGGCACCGACGACGACAATGAGCGCAAGACCTCGCTCCGATCGCTCGGCAGCCTCGCCTATCACCCGGACCTGCAGGCGGCGTTCGATGCGCTCGTCCCGCATGTCCGCGAGGTGCTGGAGTGGCCGGACCATCTCTATGGCAGCGGCGACCTGCGCGTGACCGGCGTCAGCTGGTCGCTGAGCGAAGACACCGGCGTCGAGGGTGCGGTGATGGTCTGCCAAGCGAAGCTCACCGGCTGCACCTCGCCGTTTTGCTTCAACACGCCCCATCTGCCGTTCGAGCAATATTGCGAGGATGGCAACGCGCCGACGATGCCGGAAGACGCTGTTGACGCGCTGAACAAACTGCGCGCTGAGGTGCAGGCCTATCTCGACGGCAAGCGGGCGCAGGGCGACCTGTTCGAGCAGCAGGTGGCCGCGTGACCTCCTTCCTCTCCGTCTTCGTGCCCGGTCATCCCGCTCCGCAGGGCTCCAAGCGCCATGTCGGCGGCGGTGTCATGATCGAGAGTTGCAAGCGTACCAAGCCCTGGCGCAGCGACATCCGCTCGTCGCTGCTCACCGGGGAGGGGCAGCCTGCGGCATATTTCGACGGCGCGGTGAACGTGCATCTCGTCTTCGTCATGCCGCGCCCCTTGAGCGCCCCGAAGCGCCGCACGCCGCCGGCAACCAAGAAACCCGACCTCGACAAGCTGACGCGCGCCGTGTTCGACGCGATCGGCTCTGCCGGGGTCTGGCGCGATGATGCGCAAGTCGTCGGCGCCATCGTCACCAAGCGCATCGCCGAGCTGAGCGAAACGGCCGGCTGCCACATCACCATCAGTATCGCCCCGGAAGAGCGGGCAGCAGCGTAAAGGAGTATCGCCCATGGCCAAACAGCCCGGCAAAATCAAGCTATACGATGAGAAACGGGGCTTCGGCTTCATCGCCCCCGATGATGGATCGCCTGACGTGTTTATGCACGTCTCGGTCTGCGAGCGCTGCGGCGTCAAGCCGGCCAAGGGGATGAACATCACCTTCGAGGCTGAGCTGGGAACCAAGGGCACCAAGGCGACGTGGGTGGGATGATGGCTGACCATGATTACGCAGAGATTGCCGCGATGCTGCGGGCGTGGGCGAATTGCCCTCCTTATCTGACTCCCCCGAAGTCTCCGGTCGAATACGGCTATCTCAATATCGCCGACGCCATCACCGCCCTTCTAGCAGAGCGGGATGCGCTGAGAGAGGCGGCGAAAACGGCGCTCGGCGAGATGTGCAGGACGAAGGCACCACGGAACAGTTTCACGGACGCAGTAGACGCGTTGGATGCCGCTCTCAATCAGGGAGGCGGCAATGGCTGAACTCGCAACCGAACTGCGGCCCCCACGGCTCTACCGCCTTGCCGAGGCTGCGCGCCAGTTTTTCCCCGATGACAGCATCACCACGCGCTCTCTGCGCAAGGAGGCGGCAGCGGGACGCTTGCAGCTCATCAAGATCGCTGGCAAGCACTTCGTCACCGCCGAGGCCATCCAAGCCATGTTGGAGCGATGCACATGCCACGCAAGCGACAGCCACCGCGCCTCTACCTCAGGGAACGGGCAGGGCGCGAGCCCCAATGGGTTATCCGTGACGGCGCGAGCGAAGTTGGCACGGGATGCGGCGCTGATGACTTGGCCGGCGCGGGCAAGGCGCTCGAACGCTATTTAGCCGAGACGTTTGCCCCGCCGAAAACCAGCAAGGGCGCCGAACTGCTGGTGGCCGAGGTGCTGGGCTACTACGCCAAGGAGCGCATGCCGCATACCAAGCGCCCCGACTCGATCCGCGTCAGTTTGGAGCCGCTGTTCGAGTTCTGGGGCACGCGGCCGATCTCCGAAATCAAGGGCGCCAGCTGCCGCGAATATGTCGCCTGGCGGCAGAAATGGTCCAAGGTCGCCGAGTCCACCGCGCGGCATGATCTGGTCAATCTGTCCGCGGCGCTGGGCTACTACCACAAGGAATTCACGCTCGACGCGCTGCCGGTGGTGACGCTGCCGGACAAGTCCAAGCCGCGGGAGCGCTGGCTCGATCGCGGCGAGATCGCGCGGCTTATATGGGCAGCTTGGCGCGAGCCGCGCTGGAAGCATGTCGCCCGCTTCATCCTGATCAGCTATTACACCGGCACGCGCTCGACCGCGGTCACGCAATTGCGCTGGTTGCCTTCCGTGCATGGGGGCTGGATCGACCTCGACGCCGGGCTGCTTTACCGCAAGGGGCTCTCGACACGCGAGACGAAGAAGCGCCAGACGCCCGCGAAAATTCACCGCCGTCTGCTGCCGTTTTTGCGCCGCTGGCGTGATCTCGACGCCGAACGCGGGTTAACCCATGTCGTGCATTACAATGGCAAGCCGGTGATAAAGCTGCGGCGCTCATGGGATGGCGTGCGCCAGCGCGCGGGGCTGGCCGGTGACGATGTCGTGCAACACACATTCCGCCATTCGGCGGCGACGTGGCTGATGCAGGCGGGCGTGCCGATCTTCGAGGCCGCAGGCTATCTCGGCATGACGCCGGAGACGCTGGAGCGGGTCTATGCGCATCAGACGCCGGACTTTCAGAGCGCGGCAGCGGCGGCCGATCCGCCCCGCGCACGGAAGAAGAACGTCATCGATTTGAAGCTGGCACGGAAGGACAGGGCATGAGCAAACGAGAGGGCGATCCAGGATATGCCGCTGGCCGGTGCATCCATTACCGAAGTCCGTCAGCCGGCGGCGGACGCCCCGGGCACGACACATGCGAGGCCGGCGTCGACTATGCATCATTCCACGGCGTGAAATTTGATCGGCGCCCCTGCTTCCTCGACACGGGCGGATGTAGCAAGCCCGATGCAATCGCTTGCGAGCATCTTCGGCCCCCGTCGCCTGAAGAGATCGCGGCGCACGAGACTTGGATCAAAGGCCGCATGTCCCAGCTGGGTGTGGTTATGGCCGGAATCTATGCTTGGCGCATAAAGCACAAGGGCAAGTCGCACGCTGAAATCGTCGAATGTCCGGCTTGCAAGGGCCAGCTCTCTCTATCGATTTCCGCATATAACGGTCACGTCCACGGTCATTGCAGAACCGCCGGATGCGTCTCGTGGATGGAGTAAAGGCGATAGTGGACGCGACAGGGATTTCGCGACCCTCTGGCATCTCACCAGATGTTCTATCCGCCCCAGTTTCGCCCCAGATACGGGGGTTTTTAGGGGGTAAAACGGGGTTCGAGGTGCAACAAAAGGCCTTAAAAATCAAGGTATTTAGCATGAACACATGTTGTTTGGGACCAGAGGGTCGCAAGTTCGAATCTTGCCGCCCCGACCATACTCACCAACGACTTTCACCTCAGCCCCGGAAACGCCGCCCCAGATACCGCCCCAGAAACGAGGCGGGGAGGGGCTCTCATGCAGCCTGCTGAGCTGGCCCAGCAATGCGTCAACGCGATGAACTTCTGGAAGGGCGAGCCAGAAAAGGCGCGGATCATTATCGTCCTCAAGAAGGGCTGGAAGGCGCCGCCGAAATTTCCGCGCCGCGAGTTGTTGTGCCAGAACTCCGGCGGGCAAAACGTCTACAGCCTGTCTGCCATGAACGTGCTGGCGTGGCTCGTGGCCAACGGCCTTGTGAACGTCGCCACTAACCACAAGCGCACACCGCGATAGGCTGTGCACCATTCCCCGCGCATTTATGGAAACAGTTTCACGCTGCACACGGCACCTCGCGTGCACAAATTACCATTGCACACGTAAAATTTTCCGCTAATTGTCTACAGTGCACAAGCGGTGCACCAACACACAGCGGAGGTGAACGCAGAATGACGCAAGGCACACTGCTCGCACTCTACGTCGTCGCCGGGTCCCTCATCTTCATTGCCGGCGTCTTCGTCGGCGTCGGCTGGGGCTACACCATCGGCTATCGCAACGGCGAACGGGACGAGGCCGAGTCCGCCGACCCGACGACCTTCTGGGCCAAGCAACAGGAAGAAGTCGCGCTCGCCAACGGCAAGGTCCACACGCTGGACGAGGACCTTGCCGAATGGCGGGAACAGGTCGCCCTGGCCGAGCGCCTCCGCAGAGGAGCGCGCGGCTGATGGCGAGGACATCGCTCGAAGACTTTCTGATCACCCAAGGCTATCGCCACATCAGGCGGCTGCCGACCGGCGAACTGGCCGCGGTAATGGATATGCTTTTCACGACCGGGCTTTTTGTTGGCCTCGACGCGGTCGGATATCGCACGCGGTTCTGCTTTGAGAAAGCGCGTGAGGCAGAGGCATCGCTGGCCGAATGGGACGGCAAGGGTTTCCCGCCGGGCTGGTGGATCAAGCAAAAGCCCGAAGAGACGCCAAACCCTCTGCGAGCCGACGCATGACGACGCACAAGCTCAAGACGGCCTATGCCGCGTTCGTGCTCGGCAGCCTGCTCGCGATCGCCCTCGCCAGCCTCATGGCTGCCGGCGCGGCGCTGACCTATTACGATCTGGTGATCGATGCTGAATGAGTTTCCGCCATCCCCCGATGTGCGGAAGGCAGGTCCGCAGCCGAGCTGCACTCGGTGCCACTGCGGACCTGTCCGAATTCCTCGGCGCCATAAACGCCGGGGGAAAGTCCCAGGAGCACTAGAGCCAACCGCCTAGATGTCTTTCGCCGGACGCTCCTGGGACAATAACGACCCGGCCCCAGCTAAGCCGGGCGAGGCGAGACGAGAAGTGTGGGGCGGGGTCCGCACGACGACGCGACTGAGGTGCCTTCGGCTCCGTACTCTCCCTCCGGGGTCGGGGCACCTCAGGCGCGCATCACTACCGGCGATTCGTAACGGAAATGAGACATGAGCCTCACACTCGAACGACCAATGCCGACTGGAAGCTCCGACAAACCCGCCATCAATGTCGGCGAGCGCGTCCGCGAGATGCGCAAATTGCGCGGCTTGACGCTTCTAAAGCTCGCCGAGCTGGTCGGGACCACGCCGCAGACCATTCAGCGGCTGGAGACCAACAATATGGGCATGACGATGAAATGGGCTGAAAAGATCGCCGCCGCATTCGGCTGCGATTCCGCAGTTCTGTTTGAGCGCCAGGACCAAATCTTGGTGATGCACACCCGCATGAATGTCATGCGCAATGAGGCCGAAATCCTCAAGGTTCGCGCTCAGCAATTCATCAGCCGCATCGATGAGTTTTTGAATGTGGTGGAGGAAGCATGTCGCGCGCCGACGAAACCATAGTCTGCGGCCAGCCGCTCACTCCACGTGAGATGCAAGTGCTGCTGCTGATGACGGAGGGATACGTGGCCAAGGAAATCGGCCGCAAGCTGACGCTCAGCGCTCGCACGGTCGAGATTTACCGTCATCGGGCTGTTTATAAGCTCGGGGCGCGCAGTGGCATGCACGCGGTCGCCCTCGCCATCAGCCGTGGCTTGGTGCCAGCATTATTGGGATAGCCGCAGCGGCTTTTTTCCTGCGGCGATGGTGGGCGTCGTCCTTAGACGGGGTGAGGTTGGTACGCGCCGCAACACCCCTGGATGGATAGGTTGGTTCGGTTCCGCTGCGGCAGCCCGACAAGGGCAACTGGCTAGATCGCCGTCATAAACCAGCCATCCCACCAATTCATTGTAGTAAAAATAGCGCAGACGTGACAAATCTGCGGCATTGGAGGGGATTAACACAAGACATGGGACGCAGACTCGCAGTAGTGGTGCGTGCGTTAGGGCAATAGAGATGAGGACAACAATGAAACGTTATTTGATACCGATTGCGCTTGTCGCTGGCGCAGTCTTGGCGACATCGGCAAATGCTGCTGATGTCTACAATGGCGGCTTGAAGGATGGGCCTGCGGCGGACATCTCGTCCGGGCCGGGCGTCAACTGGAGCGGCGTTTACATCGGCGCGCATGGCGGCTACGGCAACGCCAACCATGAAGTGAGCGCAGATGTCGATTTCAGCGATGGTGAGGAGGGATCGTCCACGCACAACCTCTTCAACCTCGACGGCATCAACAGCCGGGGCTTTGTTGGCGGCATCGACGCTGGCGCGGATGTGGCAAGCGGCGGCTGGGTGTTCGGCGTGCTGGGCGGCTATAGCTTCTCCAACATGGAGAGCAGCCTGTCAGTGTTCGACGGCGAGGGGAAATGGACGCTGGCGAAGCAGGGCGAATGGTATTTGGGCGGGCGCGTCGGCCGCGTCGTTGCTCCGCGCACCATGGTCTATCTGCTCGCGGCCTACACCCAGACGGAATATGAGCTGAGCGGCACCTTTCTCGATGAGAAGCCGAGCCAGAGCTATTCCGGCATCAAGGCCGGCACGGGCATCGAATACGCGCTGTCGAATAACGTCTTCCTCGGCCTGCAATATGACCATGACTTCTATGGCAAGCAGGATTGGATCAACGAGGACGGCTTCAAGGTGACAGACAACCTGGACGAGGACAAAATCCAGGCGACGTTCAAGATCAAGTTTGGCGGCGGTCTGCCCTATCTGGGCGACTGACGCAGAGAAAGCGGCGGTGCCCGGCCATCACGCCGTCGCTCAGTCACCGGGTGGGTTAGCCCCAGTAAGCCATCCGGTGGCGCCCTAATTTTGGAGGTGCAGATGAGCAGCCCGGAAGAACTGACCCAGCGCATCCGCCAGCTCGAAGCGGAAAACAGGCGGCTTCGCAAGGCCATCGGGCATATCGCAGAAATCGCGCTGGTAACGGTGCTCACGGACGATAGCGAGTCGCCTACCCCCGAAGCGTCAGCAAAACCGCTGCAATAACGACGACCGCGCCGACAGCAACTATCAGATAAACGCCCGTGACGAGGTCGATGGTCATGGCCTTACCCCCTCCTTGGGCGCGGCTCCGGGCACAAAGCGTGGCTCCCAGACAATTCCTGTTTCGATCAGCTTAACGCGATATTCCAGCACCCGCGTTGCGTCGGCGATCTGCCAAGAGGTGACGTATCGCATACCGCCCAATGCCGCCGTCATCAGCGTAGCCCCAATCCCCGCGACAGTCAGGATATAGAGGAACGGCGGCCACTGGCTCAGCCGCAGGGTTTCCAGCGCCGCAACCGTTTCCTTCTGGTTCGCGGCTATGCCAGCGAGCAGCTCCGTTTGCGTCAGCTGCACATTCTTCAGAATGGCAATGTCGGTTTCGATGGTCGGCGTGTTCATGGCTTTCCCTGCGCCGCCCTTATCCATGCCATCCGCTCCTCAAGTATCACCGCCTTAAGATTGGCCGCGTGCACCGAATCGGCGGCCCAATCGGCCTTCTGCTTCATGAGCGCGAGTTCCGACAGAATCGGCGCCGTCGCCTGGCTCAGCCACCATTGCGCAAAGCCGAAAATGAACGCGGCGCAGCCAAGCGTTGCGATTAAGGTGGTGACAACCTGTGTAAAACCCGGATTCGATGGCCGGTCCAACAGCTTCTGAACGTTGGCGCCGATGCGGTCTACGGCTGTCTCCATAGCCGACATACGCGACTTGAGAAGCACGATCTCGGTTTCGCCGGCCACATCCCCCCCCTCGTGCGATCTCTTATTGCGGCTTTCGCGCGCTGGACTAAGGTTTTCTGTAGCCATGGAGGAGCTGATACCTTCTCTCGTGGTCAGGGCTGGCGGCGGTGTCGCAGCCCTCGCCAGCCCGCCTATGTGCTTATCTATTCCTACACCGTCTGAGCTGTTCGCGCAGCCTCAGGTGTTCGCGCAGCGCCTCCCTCAGGGCACCCTTGGGGAGGCGTTTCGCTTCCTCGGCGAGATCGGCCTGATAGCCTTGGCTCCACGCCGCCACCGGAGGGCAAACGGTAATCGGCGGCGTCGGTTGCGCGGCCTCGCACCAGAACACGAACAGCAGACCATAGCACAGCGTTGTCATGCCAAAACGCGCCTCCATCGCTTCTTCGGTTCAGGGTTCTTGGCCGCGCGGCGTGCCCTGGCTGGCGTGTTCCATTCGCCGCCATCCGTCAGCCCGACTTCAGAGAATCCGGCGGCGCGCAAGGATGCGCCTGGCTCGGCAGGCAGCGTATAGGTCCAGACCTCTTTATAGCCCAGAGCCTTCGCCGCACGGCACAATGCGCCATAGATCATAGAGCAGGCGTTATCTTGCCCAGTCGTCGCGCATCGGGAAATCACGATACGCCCCGTTCCCTGCCATGCGCGCGCCGGATTGCTAGCGATTCCTACTCCGACGCATTCGCCGCCAGCAACGCAGCGCACGGCGAACAAGCCGCCTTGAACGTCTGGAAGGTGCCTGTGCCATTGCCGGACCAGTTGCATGGCCGCCTTGACAGTGCACGGTTCCAGCGTCACGCCTTGCCCTCCATCAGCCGCCGAAGGATTTCCTCATCGCTCATCGGCATCACGTCCTCCATCCGGTCCCGAGCCTTCTCGGCGGCCAGCGTGGCGGATTGCACGGCCTCGGCGTGCCCGAGCGCGATGGCGTCCTCACGGCTGCGCCAAGTGTTGAAGAAGTCGAGCAGCACCTGCCCGAAGGCCGACACGGCCGCTTCGATGAGCGGCCGCATCAACAGTGCCAGAATGGCGGACATTTAGACGACGGGGCCAGCCGGCGCATTCGCGGCGACGGCATCGCCGAGGGCGACGGCCTTGGTGTCGAGCTGGGTTGCCAGTTCGGCAAGCTTGGCCTGGTTGGTGATGTTGTCGCGGATGTCCTGCGCGATAGACTGGAGCAGCACGACGGCCGCGTCCGAGGCATCGCTGATTTTCGTCACTTCGGCTGTGATGGGTCCAAGATCGAGTGCCATTTGTTCTACCTTTTCGATGATGTAGGAAAGCGCCTTTTCGATCCGGCCCAGCCGGCGCAGGACTGCCGGGTCGGAATTGCGGTGGCTCATTTGCTCTGCATCCCCTTGATGATCGCAGCAGCCTGAGCCTGTTCGCCGATGCGCTCGAAATCGGGCTTCGCGGCCACCGGCAGGGGATCGACGGGCGGGGCATCGTTGGGGCCCTGCAGCGGCCCAATGCGGGCGAAGCCTTTCTCGGCGATGTCGGCCGGGGTGCCGATGAAGGCTTTCACCGCCGATGCGCCGTGCATGAGGACATAGGTCGCCAAGGCCTTCAAATAGTCATTGCGGGTGTCGATCGTCCAGACCTTGCCCCTGACCGCCTCGGCAACGCTGTTGAGCGCGAATTCGCCCGCCTTGGTCATCAGCTGGTCGGCCCGCACCGTCATGGCCATGGCGTAGAGCTGCGGTGGCAGAAAGCGGAAGCCCCAGACCACGACGCCGCCAAGCGACAGGGCGAGATAGCCGAGCGCGGTGTTGGCCCAGCTGCCAACGGGCACCTCGACCACAGTCGAGACGGGGATCGCGATGGGCGCGCTATCGGCGACAGCCTGAGCGATCGCTGGGATGGTGAGCATAAAAAATGCGGCAATCGCCGCGAGCAGAATTCGCATTGTGAGGCCTTTCGTGGTGGTTAAAAACCCTTTGCCTTCGCTCTGACTTCGGACACCCGCGTTGCCCAGCCCTTGCCGAATGTCGGCCACGTCTTCAGCCCCTTCAGCATCGCCAGCCGCCGGTCGCACATCGCATCGATGACCGCCCAGAGCTGGGACGAGCGGATGGCCGTGTCCTCGGCCGCCGCAAGCGTTGCCGGGCCAATATTGCCGTCTACCGCGAGCACCTTCTTGCCGAGCACGTCGTTGAGGCCCCGCTGCAGCCATTTGGCCGACTGGTATGGCCCCGAATTCACGGCGCCATCGAACACGCAATAATCGACACCAGCGGGCAGTTGGTCGCCGTCGATCTTGTTCCAATAGAGCTGGCGGTAGATCTCCTGCAGCTCGTCTTCGGCCAGATGCTTGACGCTGCGGGTTGGTTGCCCCTTGCGCTGGCGATAGGCGTCATAAACGCGCTGAATGACGCCTTTCATTGTCGCGCCGCCTGGGTCCTGCGGATGGTTGCTATAGCCGCCTTCGTGAACGAGCACGAGGCCGAGCGCCTTGGCGTAGCTCTGCTGCATCAATAATACTCCTTGACGATGATGATGCCCGCCGCCCCGTTGCCGCCAGCCAACCCGCCTGCGGCGCCACCATTGCCGCCGGGGCCGACAGCGTATGACTGGCTTGCGCCGACTTGCGCGGCTGTCATGGTGAACTTGACCCACTCGCCAGCGCCGCCGCTGGTCCCGAAACCGGAACTGGCTTGGCTGCCAGCGCCGCCACCACCGCCGGTATTGGCTTTTGCCGCCTGACCGTTTGCCCGGTCAATAATGCGCCCCGCACCCCCGCGCGGGTTTGCCCCGCCAGGACCGCCTTGCGTTGGATTAAAGCCCGCGCCGCTGTTGCCATCGCCGCCATCAATGCGGTCAATCAGCGTGCCCGTGCCGTTTGTCCCGCCTGTTCCGCCCGCCCCGCCCCCGAAGCTGCCGCCCGTGCCGCCGCCGCCGGGATTGCAGGTCCACGAGCCAAATGATGACAAAGTACCGTTCGCGCCGCTATTCGTGTTCTGAGCACCACCGCCACCACCGCCGCCGGACATCTCGACCTCGATGTACCGAATCCCCACCGATGGCGTGTAGGTGCCCGAGCCCGACGTGAATCGCTGCACGGTCGGGTTGGCCAACGCCAGGATGGACGAGACTGTCGCGACGGCCTTGACGTTGGACGCGCTCACGTCGGCAAATGGGATCAGGTCGCCCAAGGCTGGCGTGGTCGGCGTCTGGTTGAAGATCGTATCCGCCAACTTGCCCCAGGTGACATTGAGATCGGCGATCTTGACCGTCGTCACCGCGCCATCAGCGATCTTCGCCGTGGTCACAATGCCGTCATGGAACGTGTTGAGCTGCAGCACCTGGATGTTGGTGCCGTCATAGACGAAGTCGTAAATGACGCCGTTGACGATGTCGCCCGAGGCGAGCGCGGCGCCGTTCTCCTTCACCAGCGCCTTGGCGCCGAGCGCGTTGAAATTCATGGTCGCGGCGCCGGAGTTGGTGAAGTTCGCTTTCGCCCTCACCCACAGGCCCGTGTAATAGGCCGAGAGCGTCTGCGCGCAGGTGACGGCATAGACGTTGGCCGCGCCGGTCGTCGTCAGCGACCCATTGATGGACTTCCACATGCGGGCCAGGATGCCCTCATCCGCTCGCGCCGAGTTGTTGACGTTGGCGAAGGTCATGCCCTCTGGCCAGCGCGCGATGTTGTTGGCGTCTACGGGGTCGAAGTCGTTGATTTCGGCCAAGGCGTTTCTCCAAAGAAAAAGCCCGCTGGTGAGGCGGGCTTCGTGGTCGGTGTGATGTGGGTCGCGGCTACAAGAGCAAGCAGAGCTGTTCGTGTGAGCGCCGGAGCCGGGCGAATATCAGCTCCAGCCCCTCTATCAGCAGTTCGTCGCCAACCTCGGCCAGCGAGGCGCTATCCTTGGCGATGCCGAGCATGGTGATGTCCTTGCCCATTTCGGCGATGCAGCCGGCGATCTTGTCGGTTGAGAATATCGGCGCCGTCAGCGGCGGATTGCGCGTCGGGCGGGCGGCGGATATATCGATGATAGTCGTCATGGTGACCTCCTACGAAGGTTGCGGGGCGATTAGGCCTGGCTTGGAGTTCGCACCTCCTCGTCAGGCCGTATGTGTAACTTACACCTCTTAAGCGCGCCGTCAAGGCATGTTGTGTAAATTACTTGTGTTTGTTATCTTCCCCGCATGGACAGCAAATCAGCGAAGTCGGTACGCCTTCAAATGGTCATCTCCCCCGAGGAGATCGCGCGCATCGATAATTGGCGCCGTCATCAGACGCCCCTGCCTTCACGATCCGAGGCCATCCGCCAGCTCATCGCCCTCGGGCTTGAGGCTGCTCGCCAGAAGGAAAAGGCATGACCAACAACGAAGAAAACGCTTACCTTCGAGGCGGCCGCGCAGCATGGGTCCGGCTGCTTGGCATCGCCATCAAAGAGCTTGGCTATAAGGACGGAACCGAAGTCGCCAAACTGATCTCAGAGCGAGAAAGCGCTATCGCATCGCTGCGGGATCTCTGCGCCGCGCATGGCGATAACGACTGGAATGAAGAGTTGCATCTTTCGGATATCATCGATAAGCACCTCGGCAGACACCTCTCCTAATACCGCCCCCCAAAGCCCAAAGCCGCATAAGGCATCTGCGGACGCCTCATAGGCATCGGCGGCTGTTGCTGCGGCATCTGCGGACCTGCCCCCATCGCGGCGAGCAACTCCGGCGGCAACTGCCCATTGGGCTGCGGCATCGGGATGCCCTGGGGAACCTGCAGCGCCCTCGCCTGGGCGAATTCGTCCGTCTTGCCCATGTTGCGCTCCGGCACCTGCGCCATCTCGTCCTGGATGCCCATCAGGCTCGCCAGCCTGGGGTATTTCTGCGCGATGGCGGTGCGCTCCTTCTGGTGCTCCAGGTCGGTGTTCGGCCCCATATTCGACGCTATCGACAGGCCACTGCCGAAACCGCCGCCCATGCCAAGCGCATTGCCGAGCGTCGGGGCCTTCTCCAAAATCTTGCTCAGACCATAGGCCCCGCCCGCCGTCAGGGCAGCACCGCCGGCACCTGCTTTAGCCCCCGCTGCCCTCGCCTCGCCGGGTGTCGCCCCTGCGGCCTCGGCATCGCTCGACGCGGCGTCATAGGCGACGGCACCCCCGAGCAGCGGCGCAACGATCGAGGACGCGCCGGGCTTCGATGCCAGCCGCTTCACTGTCGAGGTGATCTGTCGAACCGTCGTGCCCGCAGGCAGTTCGGCCAGCACAGCAGCCCGATTGGCCTCCGTTACGTTGTTGGCCAGAAATTCAGCCGCCGCTGTCTTGGTCTTGGCTTGCGCTCCGGTCGCGCCTGCGGCTTTCGCTGCTGCGATCAGGCGTTCGCTATTCGGGCGGGTGTTCGGCGGTGGAGGTGGGGGCGGCGGTGCAGGTGGATTGGCCCTGGTCTCGATCCGCGCCTCGTCCGCCGCGTCTGCGGGGCTGCCAATCCGGTTCTTCAGGTCAAAGAGCTGATGCGCGGCAAGGCCAAGCCCGGCGCCCTGGTCAGCATTCGCGCCGAGATTGATCCACTTTTTCGTTTCGCCCTCGAAGTTGGGTGCGACATGGCCCCGGATGAACTCGGCCGAGCCGAGCAGCGCGGCAGGGGCCAGGAACTGCGCACCGGTAATGGCGTTGCGGCTCGACCGCATACTGCCCATTTTCCTTTCGGCAACCGGCCCAGCGATGCTTGGATCATTCGCCATGGCCTTCGTCTCGGCCGCGTCCCGCGCCCATCGAGCGTCCAGCCCCTGCTTGCCCTTGTGCCCCATCCAAGCTCCAAGCGCCGCGCCGCCGGCATAGGGGCCGAACTCCGTTGCGCCCCTGAGCGCGTTGTTGAGCGGGCTGTTCGACTCTGCGGTGGTCTGGGCTGTCCCTTGCTCCGCAACAGCCTTGTCGCGGGCGATTTTCGCCGTCTCCATCAGATCGTTCCGGAGCTTATCCGCGCCGTCTGTCGTGCCACCGCCCCAAGTGCCGTCGATCTTTCCCTTGTAGTAACCGCGCGATTTCAGGAATTCCTGCAGCGTCTTGACGGCAGCCGCATCCTTCGTGTCAACTGCGTTCAGTTCATCAAGCGTCATCGAGGGACCTCATCATGCGAATCATCGTTTGGGTGCTCGGGTTGTCAGGCGCTGCGCTGTTCATGTTGCCCGCCATCATGGCGCTTCATCTTGCCGGACCAACGCTGCCCATCCTTGAATTTGCAGCGCTCCAGGCGATCATCGCCGGGGCCGCTCTCTATGTGACGTTCGGGCGCCGGTTCCGCTGATTTGCCACTCGCCGCGAACTCGTGTACTTTTTGTGCATGTTTAAAACGCTGCTGCGGCTTTACCTATTCCTCGTCGTCGGCGCGCTCTGCATGGTGCCGGTCGGCTATGTCCTCAACCCCGTGTTCAAGATCATCGACGCCGTCCCGCGCGGGCTGGGCGAGTACGGCGCGCAACTGATCTGGCTCTGCATGGTCGCCGTTGTCGCGGCCATCTTCATTGAGGACTGGCTGCCTGCAACTGACGATCGATCGCAAGCCCCAAAGCCCCCATCGCCGCCGCGACTTCAGGATCTGGCTCCCTGGCTGCAAACTGCGCCAGACGCTGAAGATGCGGCTGCAGCGCCTGCCTTGTCGCCGCCACGGAATTCCCGACCTGCAGTTGGGCGCGATTCAGGCTGTTCACCCAGGCGGCGAACCACCTGCTGGTGAGCACCTTCCCCGTGACGCCCGTTGCCGCTACGGAACCGATCAGCGCCGGCCACATCGTCGGGTTGAAGAGCGCAGCCACACCAGCCCCCGCCCCGATCGTGTAAGCCGCGCCGCTGTAGTTCTTCGTCGTCTCGTAATATTTCATGCGCTCGGCGATGCGGCCCATGTTGTTGAGCGAGCGGACGACCTCAGGGCCAAGCGAGCGGCGAAACAGCTCCAGCGTGCGCGGGTTCTGGCTGATCTTGTTCCAGTCGGTGGCATAGCGCTCGAATGAGAAGATTTTCTCAGCCTCGCGCGAGCCGGGCGTCAGGCGCCCCAGCCCCTCGATCACATGCCCCAGCACAGCGCGCCATTCGCCGGGGCGAAGCGATGACGACATGCTTTCGAGCGCGCGGATGTTCTGGGTGTTTTCCTTCAGATAAGAGCCGATCTTGCGGCTCGCCTGCTCCAGCGTCTTTGCGCCGAGCACGTCCATGAAGCGGTCCATGCGCTCGATGCCGCTGCGATAATAGCGGTCCGCCACACGGTAGCGGTGCAGCGCGCGGTCGGCCGCGTCAGCCATTTGCGCCGTTGCCCCCTCAACGTACCCTCTGTCTCCAGGCTGCAGTCGGGAAAGGCGCCGCGCTCGGGCGGCGAGCGCCACAAGCCCCGCCTGATAGTCGTTCGAGATGCCGGCATAGAGCTGGCGCAGTTGGGTGCGATCGAGGCGGGCATCGAAGTCGCCGAAGTTTGACAGCGCCCGGCCGACCTCAGTCCGCGCCGCCCGCAGATTGTCGAGCGTGAAGTTGCGGCGCGGGTTGGCGAGGTCCTGAACGAGTTGCCCAAAACGCCCATGCAGCACGCCGCCGCTGATGCTCGCCGACTGCTCATGCTGCATCAGTCCCCGCGCGATTTGGCTGGAATTGCGCGTTGCGAGCAAGCCTGGGTTCGCCGTGTTGTTCTCCCGCATCAAGGCAGGCACAGCGTCCTCCGCCTGCCGATAGAGCGCCGAAGCCTTGGTGGCAAAGCTGGTATCGCGGGCGGGCAAGGCGATGATGCGCTGCACTTCCTGCGGCGATAGGTCTTCGACGCGAGCGCGGGTCGAGCCAGGCAGGTTCACCCGCGAGGATGCCGCCGCTTCCAATTCGCTTCCCAGCATGGCCGATGTATCGAGCTGGCTCGGCCGGTTGATATTGACGTTCCCGCGAACGTTCATCGGCGGGCGGTCCGGCGTCAGCCCGAGCCCCTGCACCTGAGCGCGCTCAAGGTCCTGCAGGTTCGAGCCACGAAAGCGGCCAAGGCCGTGCTGGACGACATCGCCGACATCTTCCTGGGCCAGCTCCGGGCCAGCCTGCCGGGCAAGCTGCTTCTGGCGCTCTGCCATGGCCTGCTCGACGGCGGTCTTGGGCACCTTGACCGTGCCGCCGACCAGCGGGGCTTCCTCGATGGTGCGGGCGGTGCGGGCAACGCCCTTGCTGCCGAAGGCGGGCGCGAATTCGGGGATACCTTCTTCCACGAATGCGGCGCGATCGGCGATGCGGGCAGCCGGACCAGCGGCCTGTGCGGGCGTGGCGAGCGGTGCCGGGTTGCGGGGCGTGCCGCGCATGAGCCGGTTGGCCATCGACAGACGGCTTGCGGCGAGCATGCCTCCAGGGGCCGCGCCGAGCGCTTGCAAAGCTGGAATGCCAAGGCCGACCTCGCCGGCTTGCGCGACGGGTTCGAGCCATCCCTTATTGGCCTCGGCGAAGTCCGCCTCCGATTGCTTGGCGCCCTCGACCGCTGCCTTGTCGCTGGAGAGTGCGCCGGCCACGTCGCCAAGGCCGTATTGGCCGCCCGTTAGCGCGCGGATCGGTGCGGACGCGGCGAAGGTCGCCGTGTCCATGACGCGGCGGGCAGGCGTGCGGCTGGCGTCGAACTCGGCCTTCTGGCCTTCCTGGGTGCGTTGACGCAGGACGCCCTCGCGCGCAGCCTGCTCGGGCGAGGCTGGCGCGCCGACTTCGGGCGGGGGCGGGATGCGCGGCTGATCGAACGTCGCCTGCGCCTTGGCCAGTTCCTGCCGGTAGAGGGTTTCGTCCTCAGGCTTCATGAACGTTGCGGGCTGGGCCAGCGGGGCGTATTTCTCCCACGGCATCGCACCGGCGGGCGGACCAGCCTGAGGCTCGGCGTAGCGCTCCCAGGGGCCTGCCATTACTGCATCCTCTCCCAGCTATTGGGGTCGGCTGGATTGCCGCCCTTGAAGCGATAGCCGTCCTCGACCTGCCCCGGCTGGGGCGGTGCGGCAGGAGCCTGGGGCTGGGCTGCCGGAGCGGCACCGGGAGCGACTCCTACGCCGGGCGCTCTCTTTGCCCCGAACAGCTGATTGTAAGCCCCCCGGCTCTCAGCAATCATACCTTCCTGCGCCTGCTGGCGGGCAAGCTGCTTCTGTTTGATCACGTCCGGCCCATCGCCATATTGCGGGAAATAGGTCTGGAATTCGCCCTCGAATTCACCGTTCGAGATCGCGGCGCCGGACTCCTTGCGCAGCTTGGCCCTTACCCATTGCATCGCGGACTGCCGATAGTTCTGATATTCGGACGAACGCAGGGGATTCGCCACGGAGTCGGGCATCATGGATTCGCGCAGCGTGCCGCCGAGGCCGTTCGGGTTCTCCAGCGCCAGCGGCTTTCCATCTGGCCCTTTCTTGGCCATGCCCTCCAACGATTTTTCCGCCTCGGCCATCATGTTGCCGAAGTTCGCCGCCCTCGACGCGCCCTCCGAATACTGCACCTCTTTGACTTTCAGGGCAGGATCGGCCGGGCCGCCGGGGATGTATGCGAGACTGCCTGCGTCTGGCCCCGCCTGATAGCCCGTAGGCAGCTTGGATGCATCCGGGGCCGTATAGGCCACCTTGCCCGCTTGCTCGTCATAGAGCGATGCGCCAGGCGCAACGGTCGTCAGCTGGTGCGGCGACATCTTCTTCATGGCGATCTGGCCAAGCACCTGCATCCCCTGCTCTGGCCCCATCGCATGGATGATCGGCAGCACTTCCGGCGGAATGCCCTTCAGGATCGGCGAGTTCGGGTCAGGCGTGCCGTTGCCCATGATCTTCTGCCACGCCTGCGCGCGGCGGCGCTTCTCGGTCATCTCCGAAACGGCCGCCGCCCCCTGCGCCCCCGTGGCGAGCGCCGAGCCCGCATCGCGGCCGGACAGCCCTGCGCCGAGCACCGAGGCCCCCATGAGGAACGTCGGGTCCGCCAGCAGCTTGCCGAAATAGCCAGGCTGATCGCCGCCGCCCATGATGCCTGGCACGAAGGAATTGCCGCCCATGGCGCCGGCGAGGGGCTGTTGCTGCGGCCGTTGCGGATCGTCCTGATATGGCATCGGCATAGGTTTCTCCGTCTGCGTAGGGGCTGCGGGCTGCCCGCCCATGATCTGCGATGCCTCGAAATGCATCGGGTCCGGGTTCTTCCAGGTGCCGCCCCAGGTCAGCCCGTATTTCGCCGCGATATCCCCGACATTCGGGGGAAGGTTGCTCTTGGCCGTGCCGCGCGGGTTCTGGTCCCAATTGAGGTCGATCGCATTGCCGAAAGCGTGCTGGCTGGGCCGGTTCGATCCGGCGATGTTGCGGTTATTGTAGCCGCCCGAAGCCTGCGGATTGATGCTATAGCCGCTGCCGGCAAGCTCATTGAGAAAGCCCTGGAACTGCGGCGCGACCTTGCGCGCTACGGTGAACTTGGCCCCGCCCGGCGCATCGAAGGTGGACAGGTCGGCTTCCTGGCCAGGACGGAGCCCGAGCGCCGCGCCTTGGTTTGGCCGCAGCAGCGATGTCAGCGGGCCTGGGTTGGCGCTCGGCGACGGCCCCCAGAGTTGTTCGAAAGGGTCTGCCATCGATCAATATGCGGACATGGAGCCAAACGACGTGTAGCTCGGCGCCGGGACGTAGGTGCGCGGCGCCTGATAGCCGCTCCCCGCCTGTGCCTGCTGCTGGCCGCCGAGCATCCCCATCACCCCGCCAGCCGCCGGATTGAGCGCACTGTAACCCATCATCGCCCCGCCGAGGATCGAGGTTAGCGGGTTGGCGCTGGTCTGCTGCGTCGTCTGCGAGGTGCCGCCCATGCCCGCAATCGGGTTGATCAGCGAGGACGCCTGCTGTGCCGCCGTCAGCGGGCGCTGCTGCTCCTGGTAGTATTTGCTGATCTGGTCGCTGAGTTCGGCTTGGCTCTGCCCCTGCTGCGCGCCGCCCGCCGCGAACTGCCGATCGAGGTCGTAATAGTCCTGGTTCGCGAGCTGCGGCGCGAAGTGTGAGGCCTGGTCCTGCATGCCGCGCTCGCGCTGGTAGTTCTGGAACGCCAGCGGCGCCATGCTGTCGCTCAGCGCTTTGCCGAGGCTGTACGCATGGGTGTCACTGCCCGTGCGCCCCGCCCCGGAGAAGGTGGCATTCATGCCCGGCATGACGCCGGCGGTAATGCTGTCCTTCAGCGCGCCGAACTCGGGGTTGGAGTTCAGATAATCCCCGTTCATGACGCGGCTGGTGTAGTCCTTGCTCTGGTCGACCAGCGGCGAGCCGTCCGTGGCGCGCTGGTTGATGCCCTGCAATGCCTGCGTCTGCGCCGGGTCGAAGCCCTGCACGCTGGAGCCCGCGAATAGCGGCCGGTCGCCCTGACTGGTCTGCCAGTCGTTCGCCGTCTGCAGCGTGTTCTTCAGCCCCGCCTGGGCTGGTGCCCAAGGGTCCGACTTGGTCGATGACGACTGCTTGCTGCTCATAGTCGGCGCTCCATCAGCACGGCGGTTTTGCGCCAGCCGCGATCCTTCAAAACCCTTATCCAGCCCTCACGGCCGGCGGTGCTCACCAAGGCCACGCAGCCCTCGCGGCGCGCCCATGGCTCCAGTTCGTCCAGCACGTAGAGGCAGTCTTCCATGTCCTCGCCGACCGCCACCGGGATTTCCGCAACGCGCTCGGCATCGACGGTAATCTGGGTGATCAGCGCGCCCTTGATGACCTGGCCATCGCGGATGAGCCAGAGCTGGGCGTGGCCGGTCATGCACTTGCCCATCGGGTCCTGCATCCGCGCCCATGCCGGGAAGCGCTCGTCCAGTTGCTTCAACCAAGGCGCGATACGGGGCCAGTAGGGCGGTACCAGATCGCGCGGGATCGGTTCAAGCCGCATCAGGCCAGGATCGCCGCGACATCGGTGGCGGTAATGCCGAGGGCCGCAAGCTTGCTCATCGCCGTCACTTTCTGCGCCGCAAGCCGGGTTGCGGCGAGCCCGGCCGCTGCGGTGGCGGCAGCGCTGGCCTGCTCAATAGCTGCGCGCTGGGCGATATCCTCAGGGGATGCCACCACGTAAACGTTGAAAGATGCGGCGTTGACCGGCCGCGTCCCGACATCGGCGCGGGTGATCTCGAACAGCATCCCTTGCGCATTGCGGTCGAAAATCTTGGTGGTGTCAGCCATTACAGGAGCCCATAAACTGCATAATTGCCGGCTGCGATGTTGCCGCTGGAAAATTGGAAGCGCACCGCGTCAGTGTCCTGCGCTGCTTCGCGAGCGCCGCCGCCGTGAATTTCATTCCCCCCAGGGGTAGCGGCATTGCTGATATAATGCCCCTTCCACTCTGCCTTGGTCCAAAACGCCGTGCTCGTCTGGTTCAAGATTTTAACCGTGACGTTGATGCCCTCTGTCGAGGCGTTCCCGATTTCCGCGACACCGACAAGATGGATGACGGTATCGGCGCCGCTGCCCGCGTTCGCTCCGGCCGCGCCATCGCCTTCGCGCCGAGCAGCCCAGTCATAATTCCCGGCGCCGCCGTCATAAGACGAGCCACCGTTGGTCGAGAACTGCAGGAGCAGATCGACACCATCCGTTGCCGGCAGAAAGCCGGAGAGCTCGAAAATCAGCCCGCGATAGGCGGTGTAGGCGGTCAGCACGATGTCCAGCGTTGCGACGGCACTGACCGTGCCAGAGGTGAGAAGCACCGTGCCGCCGTTCGTCCATTGCGGGTTAGCGGCCGCCCCTTGCGTCTGCAGAAACTGCCTGTTGGTGCCTGCCCCCAGCCGCGCCCACGCGGACGAGTCGCGATAGAGGATGTCCCCTTGCGCCGCCGAGCCGATGAAGTCCAGCACCTGGGAGAGGGTCAGTTCCTCGGTATTGCCGGCGCCAGATGTCGCGCGGCCCAGAATGCGCGACGTTGCCGAGATGTTCTGCATCTTGGCATAGGTGATGGCGTCGTCCGGAACGTTCGCCTTGGCCTGATTATCGGTCGCGAAGTCCCAGGCGACCGTCGCTGTATCCGTCAGCGCCCGCGTATTGCCGGGCGTCGCCGCACCGCCGGCCACGATGCTCTCGCCGCCAGAGGTGCCGATCTCGCCCGAGCGCAGCAGCTTGACCATCTCCAGCGCCCACAGATACAGACTCTGCGGGTCTTGGCTCGGCGGTGTCGGCCAACTCCGTTCCATCAGCGGGCGCTCGTCGGTTTGCCGACAAAACCGATGCCCTCGGCCCGCGTCCAGGCCGTGCCTGCGGCAAGCTCAAGCCTTGCGCGCATGAACCGGCTATCGGTCAGCGCATCGCAATTGCCGTAAGCGTTCATCACCGATGACGGGGCCAGCAGGATGGGATCGCCTGGCAGCACCCGGTAAAGCACGCGGGCCGACACCGCGCTGCTCGGCGAGGCATCGACCAGCGGCCACAGCTCCGTCACCAGCGAGCGCCGTCCGGGTACCAGTTCGGCCTCGATGGTGTCGATGGTGGCGGGCCGCGTCTGCCCGTCAAACTGGCACAGCGCGTGTGAGGTGTTAAATCCCGCCATCGCCTTCTGTCCGCCGCGGAATGCCGCGCTGTCGATCGAGATGGAGGTGATCACGTCGATGTTGTCGGGCGGGCCGAAGAAGTTGGAGATGTTGTCGACCGTGTAGGACGCGCCCACCGTCTCGAACAGGAACTCCAGCACATTGTCGTCATGCGTCCAACGGCGATCCGTCAGCGAATAGATCAGCTGCTCGGTGATGGTGTTGGCGGACTCGGTCGGGAAGCCGAACACCACGGCTTTCTGGGCGCTATCATAGGCGGCCGTCACCAGGTCGCGGCGGCCGAAGTTCAGCCGCGTCTTGAAGTATTCGTCCACCTTGTTTTCGCCGATGGGGATGGACTGCTGGCCGTCGAAAACGTAGAAACCCTGGCTCGATGCGTAGAAAATCAGCCGCCCGAGCCGCACGAAGGCATAGCGCGACAGCGCGCCGCGGCGCTTCTCGATGGCATCCTGCTCGAAATTGAAGATGACCGGCGGCCCGACATAGGTGACGCGGCGAATCTGGGTTTCCTGAAAGATTGCGCCATACTCGCCGATCGTCCCGCCCATGATCTGCCCGCCGGCCTGGTCGAGGACCTGGCTATCGGATTGGGTCGCAATCGAGGGCGTCCAGTCGGTGATGTTGTTGAAGGCGCTCCAGGTGAGGGTGAAGTTCAGCCCGCCCATCAGGAAGTCGCCATGCCGCCAGATCGAGGTGAACTGCGGCGGCGAGCCGGCAAGATTGGCGAAGTCGGTGGAGACGCCCATCTGGAACACCTGCGGCGCCTCGCCGGGGGCAACCGCGACGACGAACTGGCCGAACTGCTCGAACACCCAGCGCTCTTCGGCCGCGAGCGAATAACCGCCGACCTTGGAGGCATCATCGAAGAGGTTGGACACCAGCCGGTATAGCTTGGTGGTGTCGCCGGCAAAGGTCTGGCCGTCGCCATTGGCGTCGAGAAAGGTTGCGCCGCCGAGCGCGGGATTGAGCAGCACCGCGAGGCCGGTGTTGATGGCTTGCGGCGAGTTGAACGGCCCATAGCCGCCACCGCGTGCCACGACGCCCTTGGCCTCGTTGGTTTCGGACAGGCGGTCGGACATATCCGGCGTCCATTCGCCGAACGCGATAGGCCGGGGGTCCGCCA